AGAATTTCAGTATTTACATGACTCATTACGACGCACTGGCACAGTTGGATTTGCTTCTGATTACAAAAATTGGGATGGAACCATGCCACGCGTTGTTGTGGAGATGCTCCCTAGGATATGGAACAAAATATATCAAGAATGTAGCATTAACAACACCAAAGAAGATGATGACATGAGAACTGCAATACATAAGCAGATGCAACATCCTCTTGTTTTGTACAAGCATTGGCTTGTTCAGTGCCCAGGTGGGATCATGTCTGGACAACCAGCCACAGCTATCGACAACTGTTTTCTCAACATGTGTTATTATGAATACATATGGATGCGGCTTGCTCGCAAGTACTCACCAGCAAATGCAAACCTTTCACGTTTTCGTGAGTGTGTTACATATGCAGTTTATGGCGACGACAACTTGTGCACTATCTTACCAAGTGTGCATTCATGGTTCAATGCTAAAAACTTTGCTGAGGAGTGTGTATTGTTAGGTTTATCAGTCACTTCCACAGACAAAACAGGCGATTTGCAAATGCAAGATTTGAGTGAGCTCACGTTTTTGAAACGTTCATTCAAAGATATCGAAGGCCGAATTTGTGGTGCATTAGAGAAAGATACCTTCATCAAGATGCTGAGTTGGACAAAGTGTGGTAAAAGACACTATTATCGTCGAGGAGAAGATATCAAATGGGAACCATCTACTATCAATCTTGCTGTTACATCATGCATGATGGAGGCATCATTGCATGGTGAAAAGTTCTATAATGAAATTGCAGAACATGTCAAGACATGTGCAGCCCAGCATGAGATACCATTAAATCTGATTATTCCATGGCGAAACGCTTTCTCAGAGACATATTACAGAGAGAGCATGAAGATTCCATTTGTGCCTTCATCTGTGCGACCATTTTTAGGCGCTGCAGATAAGCTTTCTAATATGTTCCCATGCAAGATTGAGTACCAAAATAGAATATGGAATTCTTCAGAGCAGATATACCAATATCGCA